TTTACTGTACCGATTAAGAGGACTTACATTGCTGCATCGGTGCGCCTCTGTTGGAGATGTCTTCACATCAATCTTTACTAACTTGCTGGCGTACTTGCTTGGCCTAAACCTACGCTTTCCAATTTCCTGCATTCCAATTCGTTAGTGCATGGATAGTATTAAACCATAGTTTAATTACAATGTCAACCATAGTTTATGAAATAAATAAAAAAAAGCACCGAACTAATTAAAATTCAGTGCTTTCTTAGTTTTTATACAATATATGTTACTGCGTACCGTTGCCTTTGGGCTGTTCAGACATCGCATTGCCTGTTGCGATAATGACGCTTTTATCCTGGTCAGATAGCTTATTAAATATAGCTGTAAGAGATTGAAGTTTTTTATCTATCTTTTTTGGCAGCTTACCTTCTACTAAATACCTTGCGCTAAAGCCTGTTAAATCCTCAATAGCAAAAAAATACTCGCTTTTAATATTTTTTGTTGCTCCACTAATCCATTTACCTATTGCCTGTTCGGTTACTACATAACCTTTAGACGTGATTGCGCGGCACAGATCGGCATTAGTCCAACCCATTGCATCCATTACTTCTTTTACTCGATCACCTTGCATTTACAAATTATCCATTAAATTTGCAAAACTATGGTTGACTTGATAAGGTAAACTATGGTTTAATGTTTTTACTATGAAAACTAAAGAAGCTATAAAAATATTTGGAAGTGTAAGAGGCATTGCCAAAGCACTAGGTATATCTGTCCAAGCCGTACACAGATGGGGTGATTCAGTTCCTCGTTTACGTGCGTATCAAATACGAGATTTGTTAGCAGCTAGAACAGTTGATTAAAAATGAACTTAAAAACAACCGTTGTAAATAAGTGCAAGCACTAAGGGGATTCAAATGAAGCCATCTACTAAAGCTATGAAAATAGCACAGCGCATAAACATATCCAAAAATTACAAGGCAAAAGCAAAGCTAGTGCATAAATGGCATAAGGCTGTATTGGAAATGCTTAAAGGGACATCTGCATGAAATGGTTTAAGCATGATTCAGACGCTGGCAATGATGCCAAGTTAAGAAAACTAAGACTTAAATACGGTGCTCAAGGTTACGGTATTTACTGGTATTGCTTAGAACTTATCGCTCGTAATGTTGAAAAACATAACCTTACTTTTGAGCTTGAACACGATACAGTTTTGATTGGTGATGATTTTAAATTGTCAGGTGAATTTGTACAGGAAATGATGAGTTACATGGTTGATTTAGGACTATTTGAAAATTCTCATGGCGTTATCACTTGTTTAAAAATGTCAAATAGAACAGACGAGTACACACAACAATTAATACGGGATGTTAGAAAAACTCCCGATAAACTCCCGAGAGTATCCCGAGAAACTCCCGATAGTATCCCGACAATATCCGAGGTAAAAGAAGAGAAGAGAAGAGAAGAGAAATACACATCGAAATCTAAAAACAAGATTTCTATACCTGAAAACTTCTCAATCAGTGAAGCCGTTTTATTGTGGGCTGAAAAAAACAATCATTCTCAGATTGAAACTCATTTTAATAACTTCGTATTAGTTGCTAAATCTAATGGTTACAAATATGCGGACTGGGATAGTGCTTTCATGCGAGCTGTTCGTGATAACTGGGCAAATGTTCAAATGCCTAAGAAACGCGAGTTAGCACTATGAGCATGATTAACCCACGTACTCTTGTTGCAGACGTTTTAAAGCTATACAGCACTGGCATAGCCAAAGGTCATGATACTGGCTGGACTAGCTTAAACCAGCACTTCACCGTCAAGGCTGGCGAGTTCACAGTGCTAACTGGTATGCCTTCACATGGTAAATCTGAATGGCTGGATAACCTGCTTGTAAACCTAGCAATGCAGCATAACTACCGAATCGCAATATTCTCACCTGAAAACTATCCACTATCGCTTCATGTAAGCAAGATTTTAGAGAAATACAATCAGGCCAAGTTCTTTGGTAATCGAAGGATGAACGAGAAAGAGATGCTCTCTGCACTGGATGAAATGAGCAAAAGCTTTTCATTCTGCGTACCAAAAGAAACTGCATTCACCCCTACCGATATTATGAACGAGTGCTTGCCTTGGCTAGAACAGTCAGTGATTCAGCCTCGTATGCTGGTGATTGACCCTTGGAATGAAATGGATCACTACAGGCCAGCAGGTTTAAGCGAAACAGAATACATCTCACGCACATTGACCGAGTTACGCAGGGCAGCGCGAGAATATCAAACGCACCTAGTTCTAGTTGCCCATCCTACCAAAATGCAAAAGAACAAAGACGGCGGCTATGACGTTCCCAAACCTTATGACATTTCAGGTTCATCTCACTGGTTTAATAAGGCTGATAACTGCATTGCCATCTGGCGAGATGTGATGAACAGGCCAGAGCTTACAGAAGTGCATATCCAAAAGGTACGTTTTCAGGGAACTGGTAAGCCAGGCATGGTTGAGTTGATTTATGACCGTGAAATTAACAGCTACACCGAACCAAAACAATTTAACAACGTGGCGAGGATTAAGTGATGAAAGAGCCGTTGGACTTTGCGCGTGAAGTTTGGAAAGAACTGGATTTGAGTAAATCTCAACGTGCTGGAATGACTTACATCGTTGATGGGCAAATTGTTAAAACACATGGCGCAGCGACTAATACGGATGACTTAAAAGAGATGGGTGAAATATTCACACAAGTAGCAAGAAGTAAAAAAAGCGGTGAGCGTAAATCTACTAAATCTACGCCCACCAATTCACAAACATTAATCGAGGTAATGTAAATGAACGATATTAATTATACAGAGTTTTTAGAGTTGAAAAAGGTGGTGCCAATTATCAGCGGATTTGATGTTGATGCAGAGGAATTGAACCATAACCTGTTTGACTTCCAGCGCGTGATTGTTAAATGGGCATTGAAACGAGGCCGTGCAGCTATCTTTGCAGATACTGGACTAGGTAAGACACTCATGCAAACTACATGGGCGCATGAAGTCTATAAAAACACCAATGGCAATGTGATGATATTCGCGCCGTTATGCGTGGCCCAGCAGACTGTAAAAGAGGGCGCTAAGTTCGGCATCGAGATTAACTATTGCAGAACTCCAGAACAGGTGAAAGACGGCATCAATATCTCGAACTATGAAATGCTTGAAAACTTCGATTTAAGCGAGTTTGCAGGCGTAGTGCTGGATGAAAGCTCAATCATCAAGAACCGTGATGGCAAGACTAGAAACTCCATCATTGAATCATGCCAGTCAGTGCCTTATCGCTTAAGTTGTACTGCTACACCATCCCCGAATGATTTTATGGAGTTAGGCAACCAGTGCGAGTTCCTGGGGATTATGGGCATGACAGAAATGCTTGCAACCTATTTTATCAACGATGCTGGTGACACTGGCACATGGATTTTAAAGGGCCATGCAAGGGTTAAGTTTTGGGAATGGCTATCAACATGGGCTTGCGTGATTCGCAGCCCACAGGACTTAGGATTTGATGGCAGCGCATATATTCTGCCACAGCTCAATATGTTTGAGCACGTAGTCGAAAGTGAACCTACTACCGACCTATTCGCAAATATCGCTACAGGCTTACTGGAACGCAATCAGGCCCGTAAAGAATCCATAGATGACCGCGTAGCTAAGTGCGCCGAGATTGTGAACGCAGACAACGAGCAATGGGTAATTTGGTGCCATCGCAATGAAGAGGCTGAAAAGCTCGTTAAATCCATTGATGGTGCGGTTGATGTTTCAGGTTCAGACAGCATCGAGCACAAAGAGGAATCTGTTACTAAATTCCTAAACGGCGATATTCGTGTGTTGATCAGTAAACCAAAGATTCTAGGTTCAGGGATGAACTTTCAAAACTGCCATAACACAGCCTTCGTTGGATTATCAGATTCATGGGAACAGTATTATCAGGCCATCCGAAGGTTCTATCGTTTTGGGCAAGATAAAGAAGTCAACGTTCACGTCATCAGTGCTGAATCAGAGGGCGCAGTTGTGGCAAATATTAAACGTAAAGAAGAACAGAACGCGCTTATGGGCGCAGAAATGGTGAAGCATATGAGTGAATCAATGAAACATGAGATTTTCGGCGCAACGATGATTAGAGATGACTACGTGCGTGATGTATTTCATGGTGATAACTGGACTATCCACAATGCGGATTGTATCGACTTGGCCCGTGAGATTGAAACAGACAGCATCGACTTTACCATCTATAGCCCACCATTCGATTCACTGTTCACTTACTCAAATTCAGACCGTGATATGGGCAACAACAAGAAAGGCGACTTTATCCAGCACTTTGGTTATCTGGTGGATGAAATGATACGGATTACCAAGCCAGGAAGATTAATGGCGGTGCATTGTATGAACTTACCTACAAGCAAGGTGAATGATGGTTTTATTGGCATTCGTGACTTTCGCGGCGAGTTAATCCGTTTATTTCAGGATAAAGGCTGGATTTACCATTCAGAGGTTTGCATATGGAAAGACCCAGTAGTAGCGATGCAGCGCACTAAGGCACTTGGCTTGCTTCACAAGACTATCAAAAAAGATTCCAGCATGAGCAGACAGGGCCTTGCTGATTATCTTGTAGTGATGCGTAAGCCTGGTGTTAATCCTTCACCAGTTGCACATACCGCAGAAGAGTTTCCAGTTGAGAAATGGCAGCAATACGCCAGCCCTGTATGGTTTGACATTGACCAGTCACGGACATTGAACTTTAGAGATGCGCGAGATGATGACGATGTAAAACATATATGCCCATTGCAGCTTGATGTGATTGAACGCGCACTGGATTTGTGGACTTCGCATGGTGATTTGGTTTTCAGTCCGTTCACTGGAGTAGGTTCAGAAGGTTATAGCGCAGTACGCATGGGCCGCAGATTTATTGGTTCAGAGCTTAAAAAATCATACTTTGAGCAAGCAGTTAAAAACCTGCAAGAGCTTAAAAAGCAAACTCAAGATTTATTCGCTGCATAGGAGATTGACGATGATTGACTGGATGCAATTAGTAAATAACCTACGCCATGACTACAAATCACTGGCAACCGTAGCGCGTGAACTTGAAAGCACAGAGGCGCATTTAAACAGGATAGCACGAGGTGATATAGCAGAACCTAGATTCAATACTGGATTAAAGTTGCTGGATATGCACTTGGCTAAATGCGGAATTGAAAAACACAGAAAGCTGATTGTATGAGCAAGTGTCCTACATGCGGAAGAGAAAGGCCAAAAACTAACGAGCAACGCAACAAATTCCATGCGATGTGTAGAGAACTTGGAAAGTTTATCGGTGAAACGCCAGGAAAGATTAAAGCAGCAATCAAGGAAGATTTCTTCGGAATTGAAGAATACAAAATCGGTAACAAGTGGTACCGAAATGTGAGACCAAGTGAACAGGCAGAGCGTGAAGAATATGCAGAGCTAATCACCTATACGCAGCAATGGGCTGCTGAAAATGTTGGATATGTATTTGAGGGGGAAGCATG